GTTGCCGCCAACATATGCTTCAATAGCAGTAATGTCAGTATTGTATCTAATAGTTCCGTCTGCTGTGCCTGGTTGTCTTACACCTACTAAATCTGGTCTTTGTGCTGACGTTCCTTTAGGTAACATTAATCCAGCACTTGTACCCATTACAACTCTTCCATAAGGATTAATTGAGATAGAATTATCGCTTGGACTATATCTAGATGTATTTTGGTATTTTAAAAACTTCATAAGTTTTCCTCTACACTTGCATTGAACTTACTGTAACAGTAATTAAATCTGCTACAGATGTACCAACCCAAATTTCATCGCCTGAATCTAAGATAATTTTTTCATCACTGAAAAATACTGTTTCGCCTGCAGGCACAATTAATGTGTTAACAATAATGTTATCTGTATCCGGTGTATCACCAGCTTTTACTAAGTACACACTTACATTACATGTATTAACAGACTCATCCGTAATAGTTGGAGTACCAAGGTTACAAAGGATCATTGTAGTAATTGCGTTTACCTGTCCTGTAACACTGCCTCCAATAGGAGCACCTGTAGTTGTACTAGTATAGACTTTTTCCGGAACACTAACACTTGTTGCAGATACTTTTGTACTTTTAATCATTTGTTTTTCCTTTAAAATATCATACTGTAAAGTAATGCTCTGTTTCTATTTACTAGTTCTCCAGTTCTAGTACCATTGGTAAAGAACACACCTGTTTGACCTAACTGTTCTTCATTGTGATAAAGAATAGTTGATTCGTTTACATATGCTGGAGTAACTGCAATTTTTTCAAGTTCAAGTCCGTAGTTAAGTTTAACTTTACCTGTACCTTGTGTTCTTAAAAAGATATTACCGTTAGTATCGTTGTTTGTTATTTCGTTGTTAATAAATTCAAGGTTTTGAATTACTGCTCTATTAGAATAAAATTGAGCACCTAATGAACCATCAACAATTACTGAAATAGCACTTTCTCCAAAGGAACTATATCCAGTATTGTCAATCAAGTAAGTTAATGCACCACTAACATCTTTATCAGTAACAATGACCCTTGTGTCATTATCAATAATTTGGAATGTTGGATTATCTCTAATAGCATCGTCAACATATTTTTTGTTAGGAATGTCATCATCGTCTGTTACTTGATCTTTATAATTTGTAGTACCAATAACTTTTACAACGCCTAGTCCTGAACCGATAAGAGTTAAATCTCCCCCATCTGTAGTATCGCTAGTTGTAATAGTTTTTAATCTTAGACTACTATCATTAAAATTGTAACTTCCGCTGTTACCTTTTGCAATGTTAAACGTATCATCATTTTCATCATAAAAGAATGAAGCAGGCGTTTCGGTTCCTCTGTCAATCTGTATACCAGCATATCTTAGAGAAACACCTGCGCCTGTTTCACCATAATTTAATTCAATAATGTTATCGTTAACGTTTAAGTTTTCAGCTTGAACAGTTAATGTATCACCTTCAACAATTAAGTTTCCAGTAATACGAACCTCACCAATACCTGCTCCGGTATCAAATTTTACATTCGACCCTTCGCCTGTTTTGATTGTATAATCACCATTGGTTTGTACTAACTGTGCCATTATCCGTTACCTTTAATTATTAAGCGTCTTCAGTGAAGTCATCATCATCTGTACCAGATAATGTGTTGTCATCACCAGCTTCTTCAACTTGTGCTGCGCCATCTGAAGTACTAGTTGCAAAGTTCCAAGGAACAGTCAAACCGTCATATGCGTTTGAACCTGTTGCAGATGGTGCTGATAGTGTTGCTTTCTTTCCAGCAATTTTACTTACTAGATAAGTTTCACTGTCGTCCATATTAAATGAAATTGACATTTCGCCTGCTGTTAATGCTGCTGGTAATTTACCAGTTGTTAGTACACAAGTAAATTCACCTGCTGTTTCAATTTCTTCACAGACAAATTTCTTTGAACCTTTTTGCTTTACGATATAACCTTCTTTAACTGCTGAGCCGTTATGAAAGTTGACTTTGATTTCTGATCCAGCCGCTGTTGGCTCACCAAACAATCTTTTATTAAGTGGTCTTCCCATTTTTTTTCTCCTATTAAGTAGTCCTATGCGAGTTCTAGTCGCTACGCTGTGGGTTAAACAGCATAAGTCCGCCACACTATGCGGCACACTTTAGACACAAGTATTTATCTTCTGCTAAGAATAGATAAGAGTTCTTGCTGTCCAACAGTTTTAAGGAGAATGTTGATATTGTCTATTTCTGCTTGGGCACGTTCTAAATGTATAGTACGTTTTGTCTGCCTGTGCATAATCATGTGCTGACTATGATTATCAATGAGCTTTTCTAGTGCTTTAGATAACTGACGAACATCGTGTTTGAACATAGAATGGTTCTTATTCCATTTTTTCACTTGTTCTCTTAATAAAGAGAAGTCTTTGTCGTCTTTTATCTCCATGCTAGTATTATATAGTATTTTGGACAGTTAGTCAAGAAAAAAGACGCCGTAGCGCCTTTTTAAAATATAAGCAAAATAGGTAGGACTTGGTTACACCTACAAGCACGTACACAGAATACCATTCTATCACGCACAACCTAGTTCCGCTCGGTAGAGCAATGTGATCCTCAGTCTCTCAACCTTGAACCTGGGTACCACCCCTAACTAGTCAAGTTCGACCCTTCTGGTAAAGGCCTCTTCCTTGCACTATAAACAAAAGTTAATTACTCTTTTGTTGCTATATTATTAATATAACACAAAATAAGTATTTGTCAACCTCTTTTATTTTGGATAAAACTATATATTATTACTTGAAGTAACAGAAATATGTTTTAGTACTTTGCCAGTATTCTCGCCACTTTTTACAGTATAACCACTAGTACCACTACCATTAATGTTTGGCTCAGAACGTGACATCATTAAGATGCGTTCCTTACGAGCTCTCATTTTTGCCTCGCGGTATGTTTTGTGTAAATGATCGAATCTGTTCATAACACCCTCCTTTTTAAAGTTAGGTGCGTTCCTTCGCATAATGCTACTTCCGTCCCGATTGGGATGAACGATACTATTATTTAGTCATAAAAAAAGGGCGATATAAAAATACCGCCCTTTAGTAGATTTAAAAAATCTAAACTTGCTTACGCAAATCTTAGGTTTGCAGATGTTACTGCAACTTTGCCTAAGTAGTCAGCCGCATTACCAAGAGATGATGCAGTGTTTGTTAACTCTACATAACCATATCTTGTCATGAAACTTACAACTGGCTCAAATGTACCTGGATCAAGTACAACACCGCTTGACATCAAAGGAATGTATGGGCAGTAGAACGCAGGTGCGTCTGATTCCGAAGAACCTTTGTAACCGATCAACACATCGTCGTCAGTTGCATAACCGTTTACGTACACACGCATTGCACTGTTTAAAGTTCCTACAAACTTAGTGTTTGTTGGTGCTTCAAAAGTACCTTCAGTTGTTCTTGCGAACGCTGAAGTTGTAGCAGATTGTAACAACGTTAATACTGTTGGTGAAACAACAGCGTAGTTACCTGCGCCACGTCTTGTACGCTGTGCAATTAAGTTTGCAACTCTGTTGATTTGAACAGCTAAAGCAGCATGTTCGTCACCAACGAAAGTAGCAGTACCTGATACTGCACCTTGGTCATAAGTTAAAGCAGCCGTACCAGCAAGTGTTTTCAATGATTGAATAACTTCTTGGTCAATTTCAGCTGTTATTTCTTGTGCTAAAGCAGCCATTACTTCTGCTTCGATGTCAATGCCTTGTTGAGCTTGTGCATCTTGAGCAGCTTCAAACGTCCAACGAGCACTCAACTTACGAGTTTTCGCTTCAACAGTTTGTTTCAAGATTTGAATGCTTAATCTGTTTCCAGCTACACCTTCTAAAGCTGCTGTAGAAGCTGCTTTATCATTAGTAGCACCAGAATAACCTTCTGCAATCTTGAAAGGTGATAGTGCTTCGTCGCCTGCTGTAGTGTCAGTTCCACTTCCAGAGTTGAATGCATCAGCATAACGTACTCTTAGTGTGTGGATTTGACCAACAGGTCCAGTCATTGGCTGAACGCCAACTAGTTCATTAGCGATGACCGTAGGCATCACACGTCTGATCACTGGAAGGATCACACGGTTTAGTGTTGCAACGTTACCGGCAGAAGTAGCACCTGCAGTGGCAGACTCGTTCAAATACGTGCGGGTATTCTCTAGAGTTGTTGCCATAACAGTACGCTTGTTACCTTGAAGTCCTTCTAAAAGGGCATCTTTGGTTTCTGACCAGCGACTTTCTAGTAGTTGTGACATTGTTTTTCTCCTTAAACTTTTAAGCCCGCAAGCCTGCGGATGTCAAATATCTCAGCAGTTTTTTCTCTACTGCTAATTTGATTGCCTTGTGCTTTATCGCCTGTTATTTCTTTTGCCTCTGTCAACGCCACTTTAGATGGAGCACTTCCTTCCATTACAGAAGAAATATACTTGTCATAAGCTGCGTGTAATTTATTAGTCTGTACAGATTCTAGTAACTCACCCATTACCTCACGCTTCTCTGCTGCAAGAGGTCCTAGCAATTCTGCCATTACATCTTGTCTAGCTGCGCTATCTTTGATACGAGCAATCTCTGCATCTCGACTTTCCACTAACTCTTTAGATTCTGCAACAATCTTTGCTGCCTCTTCTACTTCAGTTTCTTTCTGTTTTACAACTTTAAGAAGTTTAGAAGTTTCAGATTTTTCATTTAAATGGCTAGTAGCGTATTCACTTGCGAACGATTCAAAAAGTCTACGACCAAAGTCGTTTTCTCTCGCTGCCTGAATATCTTCTTTCAATTGTACCATTTCAGATTTAATACCTTTCGATACTGTACCTTCAACGATTTTCGATGCTTTATTGATAAAGTCTTTCTTAACTTCTTCAAATTTAGCCTTGCTATCTCTAACAAGTTTAACTTTGGTTTCTGCTAAGTCTTTCTTATCAGCATGGAATTCAGCAATTTCTTTCGAAAGTGCATCAACAATAAAAGATTCAAGTTTGGCTACGTTACCTGCAACTGCTTTACGATCTTCACGAAGTTCTGCTAATTCATTCTTAAGATTTTTAAGAACAAATGCTTCCATAGCTTTTGAATCTTTTACGATTTTATTAGCATATTTTGCTTTAGCTTCAATAAGTCCTTGGCGGTCTTCAGCAAACTCAGAAAGCTCTGCTGTAATTCTGTCAGCCAGCATTTTCTCAACTGCTTCAACCATCGCGGTCTTATCGTGTTCGTACTTCTGTGCATATTCTTCACGCAATTGTGTAGTAACATTATCACGGTTATCTTGAACGGTTTTTTCCCAAGCGGTCTCAATTTCCGACTTGACTTCTTCGGAAATCACATTGTTTTCAAATAGTTGTTTTACAAACTCTAGCATTGTGATTCTCCTACGCTTTATTTAGACTTGAAATAAAATTTTTCAAGCTCTCTGCTATATATCTTTGTGCCTGTGTATCGCCTTGTACTTCTTGTGCCACTTGAAATGCCTTGTAGCCACCTTGTGCATTCATAAGGTGTTCGTAAACTGGTGTTGGATATGCTCCCGGGGCAGATGGTTGAGCTACGACATCAACAGTAATAATTTCAAATCCTTGAACATTACCATCTCCGTCAACTTCTCCCGAACCTCTACTTGAGACTCCCAACTTGACTCCTGATTCCAACATCGATGAAACAATTTGTCCCATCGGCGTTGGTAACATTTTAAGTTTTCCGTAGCCATTTGGACCATCCATCCACATTTTTGTAATCATGTGACTGACCCTGTCCAAATTGATGCGTAAATCTTGTGGGTGATCAACTTCACCTAGCACTGAATACCCCCCAGAAATCTGTTCGTTGAGCGTCTTGACAGCCCTATCAATTTCTTTAGAAGAATAAACACGCTGATTAGCGTTACGAATGTCACCCTGAATACAGATGCCACTCAAATGTAACGACTTACCATCCGCCTGCTCATCACGCTCAATTACGATTTTAGCCTGATCGAAGCTCAGATGTTCTGCTAGTGTAGTTTTCACTTATAGTCTTCCTTTTTACTATCGTTTGCTACGGAAAATTGACTGCTTATTATCAGCTGATTCACCTGCGCCTTTCTTTTCTGCGCCATGTCCTGCTGTTTTTTCTTTAAAAGCGCCTTTGGCTGCTGCTTTAGGATCATTTACACCAATGTCTTTCGGTGTAATGTCTGCTAGTCCGCCATCATTCTTACCTGAATCTTCGCCGCCTTTAGCAATATTAGCTGTAGTTCCGCCCATGTCGTTTTTCATATTGTCGACAACTGACTTTTTGCTTTCTGCGCCTTCAGGTGCACCTTTTTTCTCAGCACCGTGTCCGCCAGCAACTTTTTCTACATACTCTCTAAAAGTATCTAGTTCGTCAACTTCTGGGGTTTCAGATGTTTCTGGAGCAAAAGCTTCTTCTGAATCCATATCTGAATCCATGTCGCCTTCTCCTTCATCACCTTTGATTTCGTCAAATTTTGCTTGTAACTCATCAACAATTGAATCTAGATCTTGGAATAACTCAGCTGGCTCTTTTTCGCCTTCTTCTTCTGAGTCTGCATCAACTTCTGATTCTAAATCGTCTGTAGGATCGCCACCCATATCAGGCATATCGTCTTCGCCTTCAATTGCAACGTCTTCAAACTCTTCGTCGACTTCTTCGTCTTTTGAGTCTTCTTTAACTTCGTCTTCGTCAGTAGCTTCATCAACTTTGTCTTCTGCGTCATCATCTGATGCTTCATCAACTTTGTCTTCTGCTGCATCATCATCTTTTGATGCTTCGTCAACTGCTTCGTCTTCGTTATCTGAAGTTTCGTCTACTTCCTCATCTTTCATTTCTTCTTCAATAAGGTTTTCGTAGATTTCACGTGATTTAGAAACCACGTACTCGTGAAATAATTCTTCTGCTTTCTCTTGGTTATCGTTAACCAAGTTTTCAAGCATTTGTTCTAATGTAGATTTATCTGCCATTTTTGTTCTCCTTGAAATTATCGGTAAGGCTGTTTGTTATATATTTACATAATTGTTATAAAAATAGGGTTAAATGGTAGTATTTTGACTCATTTTGTGTTGATATATAGTTCCTTCAAAGGTATTGTCAAAATCACGCAAACTAACATGCTTCAAGTTAGTGTGCTGCGGACCTAGTTTATCTGGTATAAA